TCTTGAGAATAATATATATGTTATTGAGTATACTTATACTGAAAGAGATGAGATTACTATTTATGCTCCATCTGAAAAAGAAGCAAGAGAACGTTTTGACGAAGAATATGGATATGACTATGAACTAGATACTATTACTGAAACAAAACGAGAAAAAATGTTAGAAGACTGGCAAGAAAATTTAAGTAGGTCTGTTCGAGAACAAAGAGAAAGGCAAATGGGAGATCCAATTATATGAAAACAGTTTCACTTGAATTAGCAAAAGCATTAAAAGAAGCAGGATTTTCACAAGAATCTGATATATATTGGGTATGGTCAACTGATGAAGAGAGATATGTTCAACGAATAAAAAATGCTATGCTTTATTATGCTTCAAAAGATTTAGGATTAAATATTGCAGCACCAACAGCAGATGAAATATTAAATTTATTACCAATGGAGATAGTGGGAGAAGATGGAAATATATATATTTTGGTGATAGAGAAAATTGACACATTAAGATGGGGGATAAAATATATAACTGATTTTCCTGAAAGAACAGAAAATAAGCGATTAAACACAGAATGGGATATGGATATTACTAATGCAGCAGCTAAGATGTGGTTATATCTTAAAAAAGAATCACTTTTAGAACTATGACCATAGAAGATTTTACTAAAGGAATTGAACATGATTTTGATAAAGATTTTTTTGGATCAATTTTATGGATAATTTGTTTTATTATATTTATTTTAGCGATAATAATAATTATATGAATCAGCATTCGGAGTAAAGATTGATATTGGTCGGGGAAAAACCGCTTGAGACAACAAGTGCCCCGCCCATTGTGAGTTTTTAGTCCGAGGGAGAATCACTTTTAGAACATGACAACAGCAGAAAAAATAGTAAAAATAGAATTAGAAGAACTTTCCAATAACACAAGAGCTATCGAAGCATTAGCTAAAGAAGTGTGTAAAGAATATCGAAATAATTACCCATTATCGCTTAACGGAGAAAAAGTTATCACTGAATCGTTGGTTAAAAATGTAAAAAAAGAAATATATCGTGATTAAGCGCAAAAATAAGTGATTTTATGAGCATTGCAGCATTATTATTTATCGTATCAGTATGGGTTCCAGATAAAATCAATATCTGGTATTGGTTAGGGGTGTGGTCACATAAAGTAAAATGGTTTGATCCAGTTTATAAAAAACTGTTCAATTATGAAAAGTGAAAAATATTGTGCTATTTTTGGATGTTTTAGTCATGTTTACCGAGGGGGATTATGTGAGGCTCATTATTTTGAGGCATTAAAGGGAATATGAAAAAGCTTATCTGTCTTATTATTGGGCATAAAAAGCATAAGGAATATAATTGTGGGTATTGTCATAGATGTGGATGCAGTGTTCGGTGAGCTATTTTAGCCATGATATATTGCATCCACAAAACTAAAAGTACTTTATAGCAATTAGCGAGATGGCAATGAGTACTTTATAAAAAGCGAGTAAAATTAGAAGATTTTAGGACTATGACAGATAAGATAAAAGATTTTGTTGATACTAAAAAGAAACTAGAACAGAAGTATTGGAGGATTTATAGCTCAAATTGGATTTCTTCTTATAAAATCACAAAATAAAGCTCGCTTAGTAAGAACAAAAAATAAAGAGGCAACCTAAGCAGGAAGATTGCCTCTTACTCATTACATGAGCGATTTAATTAAGTATATCAAACTATGAATGAGTGTGTCCACTAGCATTCAGAGTTCCCATTGTTAAACCACCTAAACCTGAGTTCCACGTTGTCCAAGAAGTTGAGTTTGTTCCCCACTCTCGATTACAATTCGTGCAATAGGTTTTATCACAATACGAACAATATCTTACATTGCTGTGATCGCAATAGTAAGAATGATTATGATGTTGATGCAGCATGATTATTTCACCTCCTGCTCAATTTTGCTCTTTAGTGCTTTACTAAAGAAAGCATCGGTTTTATATCCTGCTCCACCTCCACCACCAGTATTCATTACATTTGCTGAATATGCCATTGTTCCCATTGCCATTCCAACAAATGCTGCTCTACTACCTTTATCGCTATAACCCCAATTAACAGTATTTCCCTTTGAAATACCATAATTAGTTGCATTAGCATAAGAATCCTGATTTGCTCCCATATAAATAAATGTCCAGTTATATTCTTTTTGGAGCTTTTTAATCAAGTCTCTCATACACTTTTGGTCATGCTTCTGTGAACTATTCTCTTGTCCATCAGTCATAATAACAACGACCACAGATGGTCGTGTCTTTTTATTCTTAACTGTTTCAAAGAGCATTTCTACAGAATCAACTACTGCATCATACAAAGGTGTACCAGCATTAGGAATATAATTCTCCATGCTGAGCTTGCTTACCTGTCTAAGAGGAGTATTGATATAACGCTTCTCAATTGATTCAGTATCGAACAATGTTAAATTAAACTTAATGTTTTGTTCTTTACTCTTTAGCGTTCCTAAATACTCATTGAAGCCACTAATAGTAGCCTGACGAATGAAATCCATACTTCCTGATTTATCAAGAATAACAGAAACAATCACTTCAGGATTACTCTCTTTAGCAAATCTACCAAGTTTATCTCGTTTCATACTTCATTATCACCTCGCTTTCATCATTATTTTCTTATTAGATAAGACTTATCTTTGCTGCTGCAAAAATGATAAGTACAACTCCAATAATGAATCTTACCCAATCAGCACTAAAGGGTCCACGATAAGGAAGACTTAAAGCACTAACTGCAAAATAAATACCTAAAAAGTATTCTATCTGAATCCCATTCATCTTCAAATCACCGCCTTCCAACCCCAGTTGGGTGTTCCCTGATGACAATTTCTACAAAGCGTTCTTCCATTATCAGCATCCCAAAGCTCATTACAATTTAATGCCTGCTCAAATGTTAAAATATTATTTTCTCTTAAAATTAATGAAAACGCTTTTTTATGATCTGCTTCCAAATTTCCTCCTTTATTATCTCCACATATTGTACAAGTATAATTATCTCTTTTATAAACAGTTAACCTCCATATCTTATATTCCATACATGATCTAATCTGAGCATACAAAGGTGTTATTCCACCTTTCCACAAATTACTTCTTTCTCCACTATTACTTTCTGCTATTTTTCTCTTTACTTCTTCGGTATGTCTTAACCCTAACGCTCTTTTATTTCCAAGAGCTTTTAGTCTCATTTTTTCTTTGGTTTCTTTGGAATGTTTTTTACCTAACATTGTAGGATAACCAATTTTACCTTTATTTGCTTTACTTATCTTCTCTTTGGTTTCTTTAGAATGTTTTCTGCCAAAAAAGGGATTATAACTTCTTACCTGTAACCCTTTATGAGATTCACTAGATTTTTTCTTACTCTCTTCAGTTCTTATATACTTACCACGTTTCATCTATAATTATTATATATTATTATTTATAATCGAAATAAGATCAGATGCTTTATCTATCCACTTCCAACTGCGGGCTACACGCTCGGCAGCGTGCTTGCCCATTGCTTTTGCTTTCTTACGATTTTCATACACAAAACGCATCTTAGCACGTAAGTCCTCATAGCTAGGCTGTGCCCAATCTCCTGCACTCTCGCCTTGTTCATAGAACTCTTTATAAATCATATCAAATTCTGTTGAATGAACCATTTTGTAATCAAGCAATAAAGTATCTTCTTTATCAGCATAATCTACCATACCAGACCAGCCAGTAGTAATAAGAGGCATACCTGTAGCCATACATTCTAATCCAGGAAGTAAGAAGCCTTCACCAGAAGAAGGATAAACAGCACAATCTGCATTAAACAAGAAGTCTTTCATTTCATCTTGCGTCATTGTCTGAGCAATACACTCTATATTAGCTCTATCTCTTACACTAGGACTAATAGGAAAAATAGGAAAGATATTCTTAAGAATCAACTTAACATCCTTTGTTTTACCAAATTCATCGGCAAAGGCTTTTGCTAATAATCCTGTTCCTTTACGCTCAGATAATTGACAATAATGAATAAAGGTAAACATTTCACGTTCAGGACGCTCCATATAATAATAAATCTCAGGATCAATACCATGTTGATACACGTCAATTGGTCGGGTAACACCTTGCTCTTTCCATGAATCAATTAACCATGTTGAGGGTACAAGAATATGATCCATCTGATTCAGTATCTTTATCCAGCTACGAGGTGTATGAGTAGTTTCATACATTGAGTATGCCCAACGCTTTTCAATAATATTATGCTTAAAAGCTGGTGGCTGTTGATGTTGAATCTCTAAGCAATCAGGATAGGGATCTTTTTCAACTGCTTCTTTTACAATATCGTCAACAAATTCAGAACCACTTAATGGATTACCACTTAATCCTCCCCATGTGCCAACATTTACTCCTAACTGCATCAGAGCCTTAAAGGTATTATAAGCAACATTACCATAGCCATTAGCTAAGCTAACATTGCCTCCCCATATCATTCTTCTTTCTTTCTTCCAGCTATCAGGATTAAAGGGAACAAGTTTATTCTCGTAAACGAAATCAGTAGCACCATCTTTTCTACTTAATCTATAAGCTAACCATTCGGGGACTTGTGCTTCTCTATTCTGAAATTGTACTTCAGTATCCTTATACCAAAGCAGCCGATTAGTGTATCGGTTGTCAAATAACTTATAATCCATCTTACTATCCATAATTTATATACTTACAAATCTTCCGTTGGAATCTCTATTAGATATTCTCCATCCAATTTCTTTATGACACTTTTTACAAAGTGTCCTCCCATTACTAACAACAAATCTTAATTCAATATATAAAGAAAATGGTTTTATATGATCTGCTTCTAGATAACCTCCACGCTTCTTACAATTTTGACAAGTATAATTATCTCTCTCAAAAACAGCCTCTCGCCATATTCTATATTCAAGAGAATGTCTTATGTCTTTATTTATTTTAGAAATTCCTCCTCGCCAGAATGGTGAGTTCTTTCCTTTCCTTATCTCACTAAATTTCTTACGAACTTCTATACTTCTCTTTTGACCTATTAACTTTTGAACTCTCTTCGAAATAGTTTCAGGAGACTGCTTTTTACCTCTCATTGGAGATCGACCTGTTTTTATACCAATTAATTTTTTACTTATCTTCTTTTTAGTTTCTTCATCTCTTGGTAAACCTTTATTCCAAGGGATATATTCTTTTCTCTTTATATTATGACAACTCCAAGAACAATATTTACCTTCTCCTCTTTCAAGTTTCCATTTAGGAACATAAAATTCTTTATTACAAACAGTGCAATGCCTATTTACACCTGTCTTTTTCATGAGTTAATTATACCCTATTTTTTACCAAGAATCTAAACCTTTATTGGGATCATTAAAAGGTGTTTTGAAGTAGAGTGCTCGCATATCATCAACCTCACCAACATTCATTGTTCCCCACTTTCTTACAAAGTAAGCAGCATTCTCATTGAAGAACTTTGGCATTTCTTCCTTAAAGTCTTCATCAACATTAATTGTTCTGCTACCAAAATGAAACATGCGTGAGCCACCATAAATGACTGCCTTCTTATTAGCTAATGCTAATCGTGCATGCATGTCTGAATCTTCAAAGTATGCTGGAAAGATATTCTCATCAAACTTACCCACATGCGTAAAGAAATCATTACGCACCATATAAGCACTAAAGCAAGGATGCTCACTCCAATTCTCATCTAAAGGCTCATTCTCCATATTGAAAGGATCAGGTAATGTACCCATTGTCCACATAACAAAATCAGGATGTGCTTCAGCAAAGGCTACCAGCTTATCAACTGCATCTCTACGCATAAGAATGTCATTATTAATAACAATTATGTAATCTGCTCCTACTTCAATTGCTTTATCAATACCATCATTCCATGCTTTTGCAACTGATTGTGGTTGTCTACCTTCTAAGATATAGGTTTCATCAGGATGTTGAACAAAACTATAATGGGCTTCTAGGGGTCTGTACTGCTCTGCAACGTGGTTATGTACTGCAATCCATATAAAGTGGTGGCTCATGGAAATAGACTGCGTAGTACGCTGTGTAAAGTCAAGATGATTATTATTGTTGATATACATGGGACAAACAATAGCTATTCTCATTTTTGCCACCTCTTCATCATAACACTTCTTCCAACAAATATCATTTCATTCATAGTAAGAATATTTCCTTTTACTCCATTACACCATTCACAAGCTAATGCAATATTACTTTCAATATAAGGCAAATTATTATCTAAACGATCAACTTCTAATCTTTTTGACTTTTGAATATAAATCATGGTTTCAGGAATTTTACAGTAAAAACAGATTTTATCTTGTTTTTTATACCAATTAAGAAATTCTTCTTGTGATAATATTTCTATATATTTTCTTCTCTTACTATTTTGTTTAATTATCTTATAAATAGATTTTGGGCTATATCTATATTTTTCAAATGTTTTTTTTCTTTCTAATTTATACTCCTCAGTATCTTTTCTTTTTAGATAAGACTTTCTTGCTGACTCATAAGCCTTTTCTTTATGAGTTCTATAGTATTTCTTTGCTGCCTCCTTAAATTTCTCTTTATTCTTTAGATAATACTCTCTATTATACAAACTAGTCATAGACTAATTATAGTATATATAAATATTGTCAAATGGTACTACTTTTATATAACGACTGCCACTTTCTTCTTTTCCATATTATTTCTCTACCTTTTCTTTTAAGAACTCCAATAGTAACTCTGGTTCAATGCCCATACTTCGAAAGATATCAGCTAAGGGTATTTCAATTGCATTGCCATCGAGACCACAGACAATATGTAAGTTTCCGTCAGGTTGCTCATCACAATCTACTGTTTCCCAAGAGCACTCATCAAATACTTCTTGTGTTGTATACTTCTTCTTTTCTCTTGGTCGAGCATCTTGAGCTGCATTTTCCATATTTAATCCCATCCTGTTGGTTTTATTTGCCAACAAACTGTTCGTACTGAAATATCATTTACCGTCTTGATAGCCTTCTCACTGCCATCGAAAAGCATATCAACACCTTCATCTCTACAGAACTGAGCTTTCTTTAAGTCAATACCATCTTGCATTATATCCTCAAGTATTATCAATTGTCTATAATGTTCATTAGGGTATAAACCTTTCATGCGTAACTGCTGTTCTAACTTATTCTCCGTTAAGTTCTTATACAATGAATCTGCAAATATGAAGATATGATTATTTGCCTTAAAAAGCTCATAGAGCAAATTACCCACCTTTTTAGGCGATTCAGTAATTGTCTTATCATATGCACATGCTATTCTCATTAATCAAATTCTCCCCAATCTTTTTGCATTGAAATAATACCATTAGCTTTATCTTTCTCAACAAAACCAAGTTTGATATATAAGTTCTTTGCTACAAAGTTTGTTTCTAACACTTCTAAAAATACTGATCTGCTTTTATATTTATTATTCTCTATACTTGCTTCTTTTGTTAGATACTCAAATAACTGTTTCCCTAAGCCTTTACCTCGATATTTTTCTAATAAGCCTCCTGTTAATAATGGTCTACCATATTCAATACGAATCATACCATAAGCAACAGGTTTATCCTCGTAATAACCTAGATATGCTGTTACTATACCTTCTCGCTTCTTTGGAAGATAGGTTCGCATAAACCAGTTTACTTGTTGTGTAATACCTATCTTTCTTTTATCTCTTGTCATGAACTCTCGGCATTCATTTCGTATTGTTCTAATTGCTAAGGCTTCTCGAACATTCTCAACTGGTTTAATTGTTAAAACTTCCATAACTTATATGCAGTATCTATTCTACAAGGAATAAGACCTTTTTGATCTCTATACTCTGTTAATAGTCTACGTTCTCCTTCATGATAGAGAGCAAGATCACCACTTCCTTGCTCTAAAGGTAAACCATGCTCTTCGCACCAGCGTTTTGCATCTTCCTGATAGGGTCCCTTAGTTGAGGTTGTGCCTCCCATATGATCTATCTCAATACCCAACATAGCTACATGATGAAAGGTTTCAAGCATACGCATACACCAAATCTTATCGTAGAAATGGCAGGGAGTAATTTCATTATCTATTCGTAATGAAGGTACAGCACTAGCTCGAAATGCCATAAATAAACTATCAAGAAAGACACAAGGAACTAGAGCATCAATTTTTGGTCCAGCAATTCCACCACGTTCTCCACGAAAATTACAAATAGTTCCTCGACCTCGACCACCATAATAATCTGCTTCAGGACTACCACAAAATCCAACTAAGCCTAATTGTGGATCAGCAGCAAAAACATGTCGTACTCTATTATCCCAAGCCTTTTCATAGAAATAGATATCATTATGGCAAAGTGCCAGAATATCACTTGTACCATACGTCTGATACATCCAGAGAAGTGGTAAATAAAATCCTTGATTTACTTCGTAGCGTTTTACTGTTAACTTAAAAGGAAAGTTATAATCCTTTTCATCATAAGGTTCTTCTTTTGAACCATTATCAATTAAGATAACGTGTAGTTCTCCAGGATTAGCTACTGTATCAACAATTGATTGAAGAAACTCTTTTGTGAGTTCTTTACCTTCTAGAACTGGTACTCCAAGTGTAATCTGCATACTTAGTGAAATTTTTTAATTGCATCTACAATCTCAGTAAATTCATCATCTGTCATATCGGGATAAAGAGGTAAGGTTACTAATGTTTTCCAAACTCGATCAGTAACAGGTAGTTTTGTTGCTGGAAATAACTGTGTATATGTATTTAGTGGTTTATAGTGAACACCAGCAGAAATACCATGAGCTAAGAGATAGTCAATAAACACATCTCGCTTATCAGCAGCTATTCTTACGGTAAACATATGCCATGAGGAATCTTTATCATACTCAGGAAGCGTTAACCATTTCAATCCATTTAGTTCATAAAGATACTGTAGCACTCGAAGTTTACGTTTGTTATTTAGATCATCTAAGCGTTCTAACTGAGCCAGTCCAAGAGCAGCAGTAATATCATTCATGTGATACTTATATCCTACGCCACTAATTGAATAATCCCAGCCATATTTCTTTTGTGAACGCTCCCATGTACTTTTATCAATACCACACCATCGTAACGAAAGTAATTGCTTATACATTCTATCGTCATTGGTTGTTATCATTCCACCATCACCTGTAGCAAGGTTCTTAACGGCATGAAATGACCAACAAGCCATGTTATACTTTGCAACAGTACGATTGCCTGCTGCATGAGCTGCATCCTCTATAATGGGCACTTCAGCTTGGCTAACACCCATTGCATCTTCTGATACAGTAACAACTTCTGGTTGTGCTGATTTTCCTCCATAATGCACAGGAATAATTGCTTTAGTTTGTCTGCTTGCTTTCTTATTAACATCTGCCCAATCTATACAAAGCGTTTTTTCATCAATATCAGCAAAAACTACTTCACACTCATTATACAAAGCAGCTAAACCATCTGAAACAAATGTAAGAGCAGGAATAATTACTTGTGGCTTACCTTGTATTGCTCTCCCAATATGATGTACTTTTAAGGAGAGATCGAGAGCAGCAGTAGCACTATTAAGAGCAACAGCATATTTTGCTCCAACGTATTCAGCAAATTTCTTTTCAAATTCCTGTGTTTTGGGTCCCATTCCCCACCAACCACTTTTGAGGACGTTTGTAACGCTATCTATTTCAAGTTGTGAAACTGAAGGCTTAAATAAAGGAATCATACATTATTCGATCATACCATTTATTCCTAGTAATTCGTTATGTCGTTTTCGTTCTTTTGCCATGTCTATTTTCATATAAACATAGCCTTTTTCCTCATACCAGAACTTAAAACCAAGATTCTTGTAGAGTTTAGTCGCTTTTTCATTATTTTTCAAGACACATAAATAATACTCAGTAAATCCAAAAGAAGCCATGAGATAAATTAAAGCAGTGGTAATAATACCTTTACCTCCTTTACTTTTATCTCCAAGCATTACTCGTTCTATCGAAGCAGTGCCAGATTGTAAATTTAATCCCACTACTCCTACGGGTACATTGTCATAATAAACAACAAAACTGTAATCATGAATATCAAATAAGTATCCTCTAAACCAGTTTTCATGTTGTTTTACATTAACATATTGCGAGTTCTTAAAATATTTTCTATTCTCATTTCTCCATTTACGAAGTAGTTTATAATTTGACTCAGTTAATTTTTCTAAACTAACTCTACTTATCATAACTATTCTCCTTTAATAAAGGTTGATTTCTTTGTTCGTCTATGCGTAAGTAATGTTACTGGTATTGGATCAATGTTCATAATTGAAGTCAGCTTATTTAGAAAACGACCATCACAACTTGCTGCTGAATCATAATCTGTTGGAAATAATGGCTGTTGAATCTTCTCTAAAACATGACTTCTAAATGCTACCTGTCCACCATCAACAACACAATTCAAATCTGATCCTTTTAACTTAATATCATTTGCAAGAATCGTTCCATGATCGGTATTTTTATCGTCAGTAGAATGCATAGCAAAGTAACAAGCCCAACTATCAGGATGTGTTTCAAAGAACTCGGCTACTCGTGCAAAGCAATCAGGAGCAAAGATATCATCATCAGAGATATACATAATAACATCTGCACTTCGAGCCATAGCAGGAAAGTACTGATTTAATAATACAGCAGTAGGATATTCTTTTGCTCTATCTTCATCACTAATATTCTTCTCAATATAGACAACCTTACCTTTAGCCTTATCACTGGCAAGCATACTCAACACTTCTTTTCTTGTTAAGCCATCGTTGCTGTTTTCAATAATCCAATACACAAAGTTATAGTATGTTTGATTAAGCACACTACTAATTGCATCTTTTACATACTCAGGTTTATTAAATGATGGAGTAACGCAAGCTATTTTGACTGGCATATTATTATTTTATCAGTAAAAATCTATTTTCTTTTACTTCATTATGCAAAGGCACTTCTAGTTCTTGCTTAATACATTTGAATCCTGCTCTCGTAAATAATGCTCTCCATGCTAAAGCAGTAAATACTGAATAATGATTACTATAATTAACCATCTCTTTTGTACAAGTAGGTACAACTACAAGAGCATATTTCTTTGTTACTCGTGCCATTTCACAAAGCATAATAAGAGGCATCAATGAATGCTCAAGAGCATGACGAGCAATAACTAAATCCCATGTATTATCATAAACCATAGGAAGGGTATTCATATCTGCTTTTAGTGTTCCTGCTTCTCCTCCTAATGAAACTCCAACTTTATTAGTAAAAGGAAATAAACTTAAAAGAGGACTTGTACCAGCACCCAATTCAAGAACACCTTTTATAGGTAAATCCTTTAGCCATTTATCGTACACATCCTGACAAGCTGGCAATTCATTATGTATCGGAGGCTGCTCCTGTATCTCACGAGCAAATCTATCAACATATTTTTTAACTACATCGTAATCCATTAAAGTGTTCCTTTCGCTTTTGCATAATCTAGAAACTGCGTACCATAATTAGGAAACCATTCGGCAGTACCACCAGTCTTCATATGATACTTATATAAAGGTTTATCTCCTTTATAAACAACTGCTCCTGCTTTATATGCTCTAATCCAAAACTCCCAATCATAATAGGCATCATGCGGTATCTTTTCATCAAAGCCTCCCAGACTTTCCCAGAGCGTTCTTTTCATAACTGAACCCATCAGCATAGTATTACCAAACAACATATCTCTGCTCATTCCATCAGCAATCCAAAGACCATCAGCTCCACCAAACTTTCTATATACTGGCAAGTAAACATCATATCCTGGATTTTCTTCGAGAATCTTTTCAGCTTCTTCAATATACGTTGGCTCAAGTAGATCGTCACATCCCATATCAAGAAAATACTTACCTTTTGCAAAACGAAAACCAAAATTAATAAGAACAGGTTGTGATTGAGAATGCTTAACAACAATTTTGACACTATCATCAAACATCTTTCGAATTGCAGGAGTTCTACCATCTGTAGCAATAATAATCTCTACTGGTACAGTTTGCTTTAGTAAGCTATCAATACAGGCAGGTAGATACTGAGCATAGCCACCATAACAAGGAACAATTATTGAAGTTTTCATAGAGTTATTTTTTTCTCCTGTTTCATTGAATCTTCTATTGCTTCAAGCACTTTTACTACTTCTTTACCAAATCCAAGACCAGAACGTGTTTTACCTGTTTTAATAAAATCTATAAATGCTTGCAACTCATTTTCAAGTGCTGTGGGATTTTTTGTAAGAGAGGTATCAAGCTGAATGTCTACTTCAGTATTAGTTACCTTAAAGTTTCTTACTCTAGTATTAGAAATCCACCCAAATGATACACAACCCTCAACCTTTTTGCAACGAATAAGAGCATATGCATTTTGCTCTTTACCAACCGTATATGTATCAACCTCACTTATGCCTCCAAACAAATCAATTACCATAGCTATCATATGAGGTGCAAGCTCCCAAAGTGGTGTTGATTTACTTCCATATGATTCAGGATTAATAATTTCAAAAGAGAAATACTTTACTTTTGGCTGCATTGCCTTAACCTTATTTCTAAACTTCTGATAGGCATTGTCATAAAGATAGGTATGCCCAATCATGATCTTCTTATTCGTTATCTTATATGCATCGTTGTATGAAGTAGTAAGTGGTTTTTCAACTAAAAGATACTTATCAGGAAATGCTTTAATGATCTCTGCATGAGTATCAACTGGAGTGGCTATAATAATGCCATCAATATCTTTTGCTTTTAATAAATCCTTGTAGTCTCTTGTCTTAACATACTTTATTTGACAATCTTTAATATGCTTGACTACCTCAAGATACTTACTTCCCCATCTACCTTTACCAATTAGTGCTAGTGTTGTCATACAATATTCAAATTCTTTGCTTCTGGATTGTTGAGCTTTTCAATAATATCATAAACATTGTCGAGCTTTGAACCTAAGACAATATCAAACCCCTTAAAGCCATAATCTTTTTTATATAGAATAGGTCGTGCATCAGTAGCATCATTATTTGGAAGTATTGTCTTTACTTCTCTTACTTCTCCCATAAGTTTACTATCAATCAAAGAAGGTATATATTGCGAGGCATCAGTTATCATCTGTGTATATGTGCTATAAGGATCAGGGGTATATCTAACATGATGTAGTGTATGCCCATGTGTATCAGGATAAGGAATGATAGCAAAATAATCACCATCCATAACTGTTATTCCTAACGAGGCTAGTTCTTTTGGAACTTTAATAAGAGGCATTACTGCAATTTCATTTAATAAATTAAGTTCTGGTAATGAAGACTCAGAAAGAATAGTATTTATTCCTGAATAAGCACAACAGATGATTTTTTTACTTGCCACTGGACTAGACCCTTCAATATCAACAAATCCTTCTGTTACTGATCTTACTCTCTTATCTAAGAAAACATCAACTTTTGCATTCTTTAATCTTCTCTCTAAGAATCCTCTCAAAATATTAGCAGAGAAAACATTTTCTTCTACAATAAAAACACTTTCTATTAGGTGAGGATTAAAGAAGCTTTGTAATGTTTTTGATGCAGGAATGAGGGGTATCTCAGCTATATTACAAATATTTACAAACTTATCAACAGGTGTCTTAGAATTTCTAGCAATAGCATAAAGCATTAAACTATAATCATCTATTGCTTCTTCGAACTCTTTACAAAACTTTTTGTAATTTGCATGAGAGCGAGTAAGTGTCGAGAAATCACGAGGATAGTGATAGCCATTATGGATTCTTGCTTGATTTGAAGCAGAAGCTCTTTTAAGAATATCTCTTTCTTTATCAAGAAGTAGAACTTTTTCACCTTGCTCTGCAAAATTAAGAGCAATCATGCAACCATAAAACCCAGCACCAATAACAATTACACCATATTCATTATTCATCTTACACTTGAGAAGGATCAACTACATAGCGATTTGTAGCAGCAAATTCATTACATAATGCTACTATCTTTTCTCTTTGTTCTTTTGTTACTGCCCAATGAACAGGAATAGAAACTTGTCTATTAGCAAACCACTCAGCATTAGGAAGATCAGTTTTGAAAGGCTTAAACACAGTATGCACATCATTACGAGCATGAACCTGACTTACTGCTACTCCATTGTCTTTCATATACTGCATAAAGCGTGCTCTTGCTTCAATTGAAGGTAATACAATAGTATACAGCCAATAAGCACTCTTTTGAGGATAAGACGTTAATCGTGCTCGAATATAATACTCAGACAAGTTCTTATTGTAATATTCTGCATTACTTCGATGTTTCTCTACTATCTCCATTGCATGAGGTAACTGAGCTAAACCAATAACAGCAGTAACATCATTCATGTGATACTTCATTGAACCATCAACAATATCTTGCTCAATTCTATTATCACCACCAGCAGGAGCAGCTTCACGATCTATACCATACCAACGTAACAATTTAGCTTTCTTATAATCTTCTTCATTCTTACAGACCAACAAGCCACCATCAACAGTAGTAAAGTGTTTTATTGCTTGAAAACTAAAGATAGTAAAATCTGCTAGTGTGCCTACTTTACGATCTTTATATTCAGCTCCAAAAGCATGAGCAGCATCTTCTATTACTTTAATACCATGCTTATGAGCAACTTGTACAAGTTCGTCAAGATCACAAGGAGTACCACCCCAATCAACACAAGTAATGGATTTTGTATTTTTAGTGATTTTCTTTTTTACGTCTTGTGGATCTATAAGCCCAGTGTGAGGATTAACGTCTGCCCATATGATATTGCCTCCATTAGCAAGAATAGGAAGATTACTAGCAGTACAAGTAATGCTAGTAGTGATGCTATCCGTACCTTGTGAAACACCAGCCAATCTATAAGCCAGATACAAAGCGGAAGTACCAGAGTTAGTAGTAACCACATAAGGAGTACCAAAAAAATCGCTGAGAGCTTTTTCAAACTCCTCAACCTTTGGACCTTGTCCAATCCAACCAGAATGTAAAACCTCTAACAAAGGTTTATCTACGTCTTTAGATACAAAGACTTTGAAAAGTGGAATCATTTCATCCTTCATACTTATTACTCTTATTCTTTTTCTGGTTCTTCTGTTGTTTCTTCAGTTGATTCAGAAGATTCTTCTGTAGCAGGTTCTGTTTCTTCAACAGGTGCTTCAGTTTCCTCTACTGGCTCTTCTGATTGTACCTCTTCTGCTGGTTCTTCTGCAACTGGTTCTTCAGCTACCTCCTCAACAGGAGTTTCAGCTTCTTCTGTTGGTTCTTCAACAGGTTGTGCTTCAGCAACTGGTTCAGCAGCAGATTCTGCAACTTGAAAACCATCAACTGGATCATTGTCTGTATGAAGTCCAACATTAAAGTCAGAAATCTTACGGAAATAATCAACATAACGATCTGGTACTGAAACTGCTTCTTGATTAAAGAATTTTACAACATAACCATCAGACATTGTTACTTCTCTATTAAAATGTGTTAAGTCTTTAATTTTATATGACATCATTACCACCTCCTTTAGGAGTATACCGAGCATTTTGCTCAGAATACAATTTACGCTTAATTGTTCTTAAATTCTCATAGAAAAACTTTGATGGCTGGCTTAAACCTCCAAAGAAATACTGTTGGGATAATTCTTTACAATGCTCAACATCTTCAAAGATAAAGTATGCTCGATTATTCTTCCATTGTAGATCAGTCATCACACAACCACTTGTAAGCAATGCTGTTGCCTCGCCAAGATCCCTTGTGCTATACGTGCTTAAATCATTCATATATTAAATTATTATTCTTTATTTGGTATTTCTGATGAATTGTTATATGTTTTCCAGTTCTTTACTACTACTGGTAAGGTTCGCAAAAAATTGTTAATAACATCAATAAGTCGAATATTTTGAGCCATAGCAGCTTTCTGTAAATCATTTACAGTAATATTTCTTTGATCTCCATGAGTATCGGTAGGATTATTACATCCGCAGGTGAGGCAAATACTAAAGCACCATCCTTTCTTGTGTTTGCAAATAACTAATCATATTTTTTAATAAATCTACTCTATCTTCTACTCTTCCTAAAACTGTATTACATCTACTACAAAGTAACCCTCTTACTCTACCTGTTTTATGATCGTGATCTACTGCTAAATTCTTACCACGCTCTTCCTCCTTACATATTGCACAAACCCCCTTTTGTTTTAACAATAACATTTCGTATTCGTTTATTGTTACTCCAAAATTTCTTAAAATTCTTCTTAGTGCAACATCACGATTTTGCTTCTTAAACTTTACAGGAAAATTTACTTTTAATTTCTTTCTATAATCTTTAACGTCTTCTTTATGACATTTTCTACATCTTTCTCTAAATCCTCTCTTCTTACTTTTATTTACCACCCAATTTTCTTCTGTAAGAGGACTAAGACATTTTGTACAAACAGGCTCTTTCATCATTACATTATACTATAACAAATTATAGCTATCCCCACATCTAGGCTGCTGATGTTGGAGGATAATTTCTGTCCAGCCATTAGGACTCTGAGTAATAGAGTAGTCCGAACTCCTAGCTTCCCAATACCTCACGTTTAAGCGTAAGGATCGTTGACGTTCTGTAAGAAACCATTCCAAGGTTCAGCTTTAACAGCCAAAACAGTATATTCACTTACGTAAAATCTAACTGTATCAGCAATCTTAGCTAACTCTGTACGACCGATAGGCATAAGATCTGCCATTTCGAGTTCAGGAACCTGAAGAAGGTAAACATTACTTGATGCTGCACCTTCAGAACCTGATGATCCTGCTGTATTGTATGGATATGGGATAGCTGGGTTAATGAAGAAATCACCAACAACAGGTAAGACACCTGCTGGAGACTGGTAATTTACTGCATGGATACCTGCTGTAACCGTAGTTCCATCAGCAACGACATATCGGGCTTGAGGTGAAACAATCTGTGCAATCTGTGATTGCATACCGAACGAACAGAAGAAATGGGTTGGCTGACCTCCTTGTAGACGAACAAGTTTAACAAGACGATCAAGCTGCTTAATAGAATTACCAACACCTGTCAATGAACCTCCTGCGAGGTTAATAACATTAGTTGTCAACTGAACACTAAGACCACTGAAACCAGTAGCACCTGTAGAGTTACTTACTGCTGAATTTCCATTAAAGATACACCATTCCTCTGCCTGAACAACTTCACGAAGTTTTGCTTCCGCAACTTCAGCTTCGATGTCCATGAACGAACGACCAGATGCAATCATAGGACCAGTGATAACACCAGTAACACCAAGATAAGCATATGCAGCCGTTTGTTGTACGTAAATAGGATCAGATTGGGTTGGTAATGCACCATCAGCGTAGAAAACTTCTAGTGGTGAATTGTTTGTAGGCAATGAACCAAGTTGTTTTCTTTGATTCCACAAATGAGCACGACCTTCTCCTCTAATTCTAGGCATAATGTCACGCAACGGAGTGTTTCGGTTGGTCAATTTAACAACCTCAGACTCTAAATCTTGACGAGCAAGCAAAGAGTTAGGGATTGGACCAGCAAAACCTGATACGTTAACATTTTTAGCAAACAGATTTAAGATTCCTTCTGGATCAAGATAACCATTCATAATTTATTTCTCACCTCCTCTTTTTTATAGATTTACGTTTTTCTCAGAACGTATTAACTGCTCAGCCCTGTGTCGGTTACGGTATCTGGCTAAAAACTTGTAACTGTAACCAAGTCAAAAGTTAGTTTGAAACAGCCACTTTCATTTTCTGGTATTTCTTTGGAAGAACACCATAGTCACGATATTTGTGGTACTCTGCAAAACTTACTTCTGGATCATTATGGAATTTCTCCAATAGATCTTCGTTTCCTTGATCTTCAGTACCCATAACGGTATCTGACTGACCAAAGTTTTTTTCAAGAGCAAAGCCCTTACGAGTTGTTTTTTCAGAAACTAATCTTTCGATTGTGTCATCTCGTTTTTCAAGACTCTTCTGCATCTCTTTCATCAAACTGAGAGCAGTGTTAAGAGCTTTGAATGTTGAAGTTGTTCCACTTCCCTCGCTATTGGGTGAAGACGTGTAATCTGATGCAGATTCACTGTCTTGCTCTTTAAGATTTGGTTTAGCACCTTTTGGTGAAACTTCTCCTCCATTTGCTGATTTATCAATTTCAGCAGCTTTACTGGTAGAACTTGCAGCACTAGATTCGATTGGACCAATCGTGTTATCACTTGATGTGTAACTTGATTTTGGTTCTCGATTCTGTTCTTTAAGATTTGGTTGTGAACCAATCTTTTTATCTTTAATTTTTTTAGCAAGTTCTTTCATGGTGTCAGCAGCTTTAACTAATTGAGCAAGAGCATCATCTGTCTCATCAACCTCTTCTGCTTTACTTGTAGAAGATTTTGAGCTTCCGCTTGAACTTCCACTTGTGCTGCTTCCTGAGCTTGAATCGCTAGAATCACTACTACTTGATCCGCTACTACTATCTGAACTACTTGAAGCAATACTACTGTTAATTGATTCCAGTGTGCTTTCCAATTCAGAAAGTAATGAGCTAATTTCACTACTTACATCACTTGATGTTGAGCCTTTGCTTGTGCTTGATTTATCAGAACCGCTTGATGTACTTGACCCACTAGAAGTAGAGCTGTCAGAACCGCTTGAGCTATCTGAACCACTTGAACTACTAGAGTCACTTCCACCTAATGTTGGGAAAGAAGATACACTGCCTGATCCTGAGTCGGTTGAAGTTGAATCTGAAGATGATGAACCTTTTTCGACTACTTTTGTATCTTCTTTTACAACATCACCTTCTCTTTTCTCAACAGTTTTTCCATATCCTTCGATAAAGTGTTTAACATCATCTGGAACTGTTTTTGCAACAAGATTGTGATTTGCCATATCATCATTCACCTCCTTTTCTGTTAAAGATTTATCCTCGTCTTTTACTACTTTTTCAGACTGAGGATCATACGTATATTTATCGCCTGTCATTTTATTAAGTTTGGCAGCAAGTTTACCTCCCATATCTGCCCATTTATGATCGTCATAACCACCTGCTGCTCGCTGTCCTGAATGATTAAAGTACCGTAAAGCTGGCATTATATGCTTCTCATCTGCTGGGTACTTATAATTCTCTGAATCAAGAAAATCATTTCGATCAACATTTTCGTATTCTTTTGGCTGCTCTTTATTAGCATTTACTACATTACCTTTTTCTGTCTCACTATCACTAGTTGCCTGCTTCTTTTTACCTGCTAAGTCTTGTCTTGCTAATCCTGAATTTGGTACTGGACCTGCTGCGGTAATGTCCATCTTACCCATACATTTATTGCAGACATTATCACAATCCTTAGCCATACATTTCTGATGCTCACAAAAGTCTTCATGGCTGCACTGCAACTGTTTGATATATCCCATTGGATCATATTCATCTAGATTAAGACTCTTTGCTACTGCTTCAGCAAACGTATCTAAGTTAGCAGGATGATCGGTAACACTCACTTCTGTTGCTGAAACATCTCGATAGGTAGGAATATATTTACCAGCACTTGAAACCAATTCTTTTACAAGACCTCCTGGATTAATCTTTCCTGCAACACTCAATCCCATTCGTGTTGTGCCATCTTTAAGCAATTCAAATAAGTCTCGTGCTTTACTCTGCCAATCATAGAGTCTTGCTTTAATCCATAATGCAGGAGCACCAGCTTTATCAACAACATCTGCTTCAACTATCTCTCCTAATTTATCGTGCCATCCTTTTTGGTGTTCATCTCGTAGGGGTTTACCAATGAGGTCTTTTGCCATCTGAATAAGCACTTCAGGACTCATTCTCTCACCAGTTAAGTCAACATTTGTAGTAGCAGCTATTCCCTCAATGAAGCGTTGTCCATTCGTATCGGTATACGATTTGGTAATAGTAAAAGCTGGAGCAGAAAAATCAAACGTATGTACTTTTTCCATAAGTATGCTATCTTCATAATAATTTATATTTGTCAAATGTGTGTAAACGAGGCTAATTTGCGGTTGTATTTTGAGGCTTTACTAATTATAATTAGTTAATTATAATTAACTAATATTATTATGGTTACTAGGAAGAGCAGATATGGTATTGCAAGAAAAGGAGAGAATCTTGTTCATTCTCTTTTACCTAACTCAAAATTAATGGTAGATATTGATCCACACTTACCTTGGGACATAGAATGGGAAGGAATAAAGATAGACGTTAAAACTTCTCAGTATAACGTAAATTCTACTGGATTCACCTTTAACATAGCTCATCCCTATAGCAATAAAGCAATTTACGTCTTAGTTGGTTTAGCAGAGGGAAAAACCTATTTTTGGGTAATAAAACGGATTGATGCTTCTTCTTATCTAGCTAAACACAAAGATGCAATAATAGCAGAAGAATTACCCGAAGCAATCAAAATTTGTTCTCAGGCTGAAGAACCTCCATTACCAGAATTTATGCATGCTAAACATAGAATAAATATCACTCTTGACGAGAAACATATAGCAGCTTTAAGCTCTTACTCAAAACGTACAGGTAAAGATAGATCACGTATATTTGGTGAATGGATAGCTGAAAAATTATTACCAAACCTAGAACTAACAGAAATATCTGTTGTTTCAGATGATCCAAATACTACTCCAGGAGTTTATCCTTTTGAAAAAGTTACACCAGTCATTACCGATGCCCTTCCAACTCCGCAACGCTAAAAGCGTTTTAATGCTTCATTATCTGCTTCTGTAGCTCTATCATATTGTTTATTTTCCTCCTCACCCATTTTTTCATTCTCTATTGTTGGAACCATCTTGTGTCCTAATTGTCTGTAAGCTTCTGCTCTATGTTTACCATCCAAAACTCCCCACTTACCATCAGCTTCTTTTGTTACTCGTATTGGTGCTGTTTCGTGTCCACTTTGTATTAATCGTTTATATTGAGCAACTCGCATCATATCTGTACCTTCATGAGATTTAAGATTCTCTATATTCTTAAAACCTGATCCTGATACTTTACCACCACCTGAACTGCCTCCACCACCATGATGTCCACGACCTCCTCCACCAGATTCATCATTGAAATACATATGCCTACCACCAATTGTTACCCAGCCTTTTTCTACCCAATTTGCTTCTTGAGATAAAAATGCAGGATGCCATTCAGGAAGTTTCTTTTCTTTTTCAAATGCAGGATGCCATGAGGGTAATTTCATATTACTGTCCCATTCTATCAGCAATCATGTTGCTAACCTTAGAAGAACCAAACTGTGCATAGTCTCCTACCAGAACACATCTACAATTAGGATGAATAGGAACAAGATCGCCAGCTTCACCAACTTGATATGGATTACCACTAGCTACATCCTGACACAATAAACAAGCACTTGAAGCAGGAGATACATTAACTTGTCGAATACCTGCTTGCTGATATTGCTGTCTCATACCTTCACTAATTGCCCAGACTGATTCAGTTCTTGCAATACGCTCTGCTCTCCATTTTGGAGTCATAGGATTATTTGGATCAATTCCTAATGCATTCTGAATCATATCTGCTATCTCAGCATAACCTCTACCCTGATCGAGACCTCGAACAATAGCATCGTGTACATTTTCCATCATAGTATTATAAATACTATCAGTAACTAAGTTAGCTCGTTCATTAAACATAGGAGCATACATTTCAGGATTACTTAACTTTACATCAGGCACATTATATTCATTAATCTTTGGTTCAATTAATAATCGTGCATCAGCAGCTCCTAAATTAAATGCTGCCGAGTAACTTGTTGCTCCTAAAACAATATCATTTTTACTTGGTCGTTTGTTTGCTGGTAAAACAGTCATTGGATATTTTACTCCACCCTGATAAACATACTTACCATCAGTAACATAATCCTGTTTTGGATCAAAATTCTTTGCCTTCTGAACTATCACTGGCTTAGCCATCTGTGCTACCTGTACTGTTTTTGCATAGAAATTAGCTATACCTCTCTGTAATTCAATAGCAAACTTCTTTTCAACATCTTCTTGTCCAGCCATTCTTTCCCAATCATCAGGTCTATGAGCAAGAAATGCTTTCTCAGTAAACTGCATCATGTCGTTTGCTCCAAATTCTTTTGCTGCTTTTTCTACTTCTTCATCAAAGAGCTTCTTTAATGCTGGATGAATAAGAAGAAGTGTCTTAGGTAGATAACCATTTGTTTTCTCCCATGAATGCTGATCTTTGAAGAACTGATAATCAACACCAAATCCATTACCCTGACGAGTAATGATGTAGTGTCCTGGCTTTCGATCTCCAAGATAATACAAACGTTCAGCAATCCATATCTTTGCTAAGTCTCGTACTGCATTACCATAGGCTTCTGGTGCTGCTCTCATTTGTTCTTGTAGTTGCTTATCACCTAGATCTGTACCAGTAATGAAACCAGTAACAATGTAGTAGTTTGATTTTCGTGAATCATTATTCCATCGTCTTCTCCAATCCATAGAATCAAATGGTGGCTTTAACTGTAGCCAATTTGTCCAATAAGAATACATATTGGTAGGCAGAAGCTGTAATACTTGTTGCTCATTCATGATTTGTACTTCAGGAGTATTTGCTTTCATGCCTCGTAGAATATTAGCTACTTCTGCTTCTGGTGGATCTTGATCTTTTCGATCATCAAGCATACTTGACTTAATTGTAAATCCAACTGTCTTTTCTCTATCAGTAACAAAAAGTGGTTGGGTAACACCTCTATCATCCATCCAACAGACTGCATTAAAGTTATTGTTAAGTGGTACAATTTCTCCTTCGCCAAAGCTAAAGACTTTAGCAACATCTGAATCCTGACTAAATGAAAGGGTTACTTTCTGTCCATGCTGATTAGAGAAACTTAATTCATTAAATGTTATCTTTGTGCCTCTAAATCGAGTATCACCATCATATTTCTTTCCCATGCCTTTTTTAAGATAAGCAATCGTTACATGAGGACTGTAGTGAGGAAATGTTGCTCCTGGAGCACCAATCTGATTAATAATCTTTTCATATAATCTATGAAGTCCTGCACTCTCAACATTGATCTTTAATACATCATAATCATTTTGTTCAAACATCGAAACAACACCAAGCGTTACTTCGATAGGAGCTTCTTGATTAGTAAATGTACCTAAAGCTGCTGGAGATAAATAAGTATCTAAACCATACACAACAGTAATATGAGTTTCTGGTTCTCTACCACCCTGAGCATTATTTAATTCACTAGCAGGAATTGTATTAGCAAATGCTTTTACTTTAGTAGCAATATCATCAGGAAGATCAAGTTGTGTTGATTGCCATTCATAGTTCTTTTGTCCTTTTGGTAATACCTTTTCAACAGTCAAGCTCTTGCCTACTGGAAGCAAATCACCATCACCATTATCCATCATTTCAGTAGCATCAACTTTTACCAGTGTTGATCCAAGAGTAATTGTTGGTTGCATACCTCCTACAATAGGATCAAGACCATCACGCTGTCGAATATCATTAATACTTTTAACTCCTGTTTGTAGATATACCTTATCTACATTAGCCTGATCTACAGGATCAACAACATCAGTATCTACCCAATCAAACTGCAAGTTAGTTGCATACTTATCGAGAGCAACATCATGTAAGACTTCACTATCAAGATACTGCTTAATAACATTCTTAAGTGAATTAATTGCTTTGTTCTTTGATAATTGTAATTGTGTTTCTCCTTCAACTTTATATTGATCTAAGGTAAACCCAATATCTTGAGGACTCATACGATACAATGCTACTTTCCAACGCATCTGCCATTCAACATACTTCTCCCATGCCATATCATTTGGTTTTGCAAGCAAGTTCTCTACCTTAAATCCTTCATTAAACGAAGCAATAACAGGAGCATGAAAACCTTGTAATCCTTGCATTTCAGCAGCTAAGAAGGATCGAAACTTATCTATTTCTGCTGGTGGTACTTCTTTACCCATGTTAATAATCATTGGAGGAATTGTGTTGTTCTTAAAGAACATGAGGTTATATGCTTCTGCATGAAGAAATGCTGTTCCTACTGCTAATCCTGATTCAACTGGAGATTGTCCAAAGCCAAAGTTATCAATTGAACCTTGTGGATTCCACATAATGTAAACAAGATCTTCATTGTTCCATTCTGCTACTGGTTTATCTAAATTACGATTTGGAAGATACTGTTGATAGGCTGGTTCACCAATCATACCATGCTCATCATAACAAGGTTTAATTGTTGCTCCATCTACATGATATAGCTCAGTAATAAGACCACTACTGTCTCGAACTTTTTCAAATGTGCCAGCATCAACTACTAAAATGTCTTCAATGATCTTATCAATAAATGTTCGCCAGTTTTCATTATTCTTATTTGGTCTACGAAGCAACTCCATGATATATTCTTGAAACTTCTTATCATAATAGCTTTTAGGATCAACAGGAGTAATATCCCAAGGAACAGAACCAGAAATTTCGTCACGTAAGGTATTAATACACGTTCTATCTACCCAATTAGAAGCAGCCATTCGTCTAAGAGTAGAGAAGGTAATTTGGTTTGGTTTACGTAGTCCATACTGCTGATTCATTGCCTGATATGCAGCAGCAAGAGGATTATATGCAATACCCTCACGATCAGCCTTTTCTACGGTATCTGGTTGCTGTACAACAGGAGTAGGCTTTGGCACGTAACCAAAATTACCCATTACTCGATCTAGGAAAGAAGCCATAACTGATTATAGTATAGGTTACAAATGTCAAAAACCTATGGTGTTCTTCTATTTTGCTCTACTTTAAGTCTAACAGTTTTTAAGATATCTTTCACTTCCTGTTCTGGAATACCCATGATTTCTCCAATAACAGCATAGGTTAATCCATCAGCACGTAATACTAAACAAACTCGCTCTGTTCCTGGATCA